AAAATTTTCATCACATTTTGAAAGAGCTTCTATAAGCAACAAATTATGAGGGTGCGCGTATATGTCCTCCATAATTGGTGACCCAGCAGCAACAATCCCATTGAAAGCAATAGCCCAATTATTCCGCAAACCAATATGCGTTTCATAGCTCGCCCCTAACTTCTCAGATACGCATGAACAAAACTCTAGAGCAATCAGTAAACTTGACTTGGTAGGCTCAGTTTTGGTTGAACGTGGTTTAGCCATTAGATTTTAAACCTTGCCTAATGCGAAACCATAAACCAGCCCCTCCTTCATATTCATGTTTATATGGAATAGCTTCTGATCCATATTTACGCTGTAATTCTTTTCCTTTATTATGATCGCTAGGGTAATCAGCAGCCCTAGCAATTAAACGCAGAACTATTACAGGAGGAATTTCCGGAGCATCACGTAATGCGTTAATTAATGCATATTTTTGATCTAGCTCAAAACGAAATTCGCGTCGTAATACATCAAAAGGAATTGTATTTTCATATGGTTCTAATTCATCATTCATTTTATTCTCCATTCTTTTTCTAGCCTAGCAATTCAAAAGGGAATGTCTTGGTCATCCTCATAAGCTGGGCAACTATAAACAATAATCTCAGTTGGAGGTTTGGCGTCAAATTTAGTACATAAATCTTTTCCAAAATTCCAATGCTTGCAGTTTAAACAATTCTGATACGGCATTGTCATAGGATTTTTGATGACTTTATCCAATGCGGTATGAACATCTGAATAAAAATCAGTATGATTATTTTGCCTCATTATTGGTTTGGGTTGTTTATACATAACCGCTTTCTATGATGTTCATTAAATTTGTAATCGTGACGCTCTAGTTTGGAGTTACATATCTTACATCCACGTCTCATAATTCCATTTAACTTACGCCATCTAGAAGTTTTTTCTGTATACTTATGTCCTCTTTTGCAATGCGTTTTCAGCATTTTTAATTTCTCTATCAAGATACCAAGCTGCTTTCTTTAAATCTTCCAACAAACTTTCTTTCTTACCTGCCCTGCTTATATATTTTACAGTATTTCCTAAATTAAATCCAAGCTGCCAAGCTTCTATAACCTTAATAGCTTCATAAAGATTGTCTTTACCGCCGTAGTGATTAGGATGATTTATTTTTTCACTCATTTGTAACTTCTTTCATTCCATATATCTTCAAACGTAGCCATTCTTTCTTGAGGCAACGGAACAGTTTTCTTAACGTAATGGTGTCTATGCCGGTAGCGTCTAGCATCAGTCTCATAGGAGACGCTAAGGGTTAGACAGAAAACTATTAAAGTTATTAAGATACGCATGGCTAAAACCATCTAAAATTATTAAAATGAATTGACCACCATACCCAATTAGCAAAAACTAATAGTAAGATAGTCGCGATAAGTCCCCACCATGTTTCGGTATAAACGCCAACCCAAATAACAACACCAGCGCTTCCAATGATAGCCATTAAATTTAAAAGTATCAATTCAATATACATTTTCATTCAAAACTCCGCATTTAAAATCTCTGGATACGTCTTATTAACATGCACTCTAATCTGTCTAGGCACTCGCAACTGCGACACAAACCCTAATGCTTCATCAACTGTCTTTGGCGGTTCTTCCTTGTGTCGCCGTCTCCACCAATCTCGCGCTATCTTACCAGCCATTCCGTTATGTTCCAAGCAAACAAATTCTTTAAATGCTAAGCCAGAAGTAAAATAAGTTGCTTTTAAAGTTGGAGGCTTTCCAAATCTTCCATCATGCTTGGCATAGATTGCATAAGTTACATTGAACGTTTCAATAATCGGTACAGCTTCAGTCGCAGCAACTTTGATTAATTCGTCACTCCCGGCTTTACCAACCAACTTTTGCTGAAAGCTGAATTGCCCCCCACAATTACAGCATAGTCTAGCAGAAATATGATTGTACGTCCCACAAGCTTCACAAATTTTAATTGGCATTTCACCGGGAGCAGAGCTTTTCTTTGTGGGTATTTGAGGATCATTAATAGGCCCTAGACGCGGTGTATTGCGCGCAAAATCTAAGACCATGCAATTCTTTTTGCCGTCTGCTGGTCTAGTACCACGTCCTAGCATTTGTACCCATAACGGTACTGACAACGTAGGACGCAGCATTCCGATTAAATCGATGGATGGGTGATCAAAGCCTGTCGTAAGCTTTCCGTAATTGACGATAGCTCTAAGCTCATTTGCTTTAAACGCTCGTATTGCGGCATCATTGTATTCCGCTGGCCGCTTGGAATGGACAGGTGCGCAGTCAACACCAAAAGCCCCAAGCTGCTCAGCAATGTGTTCAGCATGTTCAATTCCGCTTGCAAAGAGTAACCAAGATTTTCTGGATTGCCCGGCATGTACTAATTCCTGAAGTGCTTTAAAAGTTATAGGAGCTTTATCAACTGCCCCTTGAAGTTGTGTCGCGACAAATTCGCCTTGCTGTACGCTTACGTCTGAAACGTCCAATTCTGTTTTGGTGCGAAGCGGAATTAAAGGGGAAATAAAACCTTCATCCACCAGCCTGTTGAAGCCCTCCATATTCGTCATGTCATACGCGACATGCGAAAAAAGACCATTTTCTGTGATCATGCCAAGCCCCATACGATACAGGGTCGCGGACATTCCTATAATCTTTAAATTAGGATTAATCAATTTTAAATGAGCAAAAAAAGTTTGATACTGACTGCTATCATTGGCAGAAACCAAGTGAGCTTCATCAACAAAAGCGATATCGCGATGGCCAAACAAAGCAGGGTTGCGGATCATGCTTTGAATACCGCCAAATACAATAGGCTGAGCAGTTTGTTTAAGTTTTAAACCAGCACTATAAATTCCAAGTGGCGCTTCAGGCCATACTTTCATCATGACGTTAGCGTTTTGAGCTATTAATTCCTTGACATGAGTTACCAAAAGAAAACGCTGGTTTGGCCATTGCTTCATTACACGATTAATAAAAATCGCAGGTAGAACTGATTTGCCAGTACCAGTTGGAAGCCCAATCAAGGGATTACCTTCTTTATGGGTCATAAAGAATTGATAAACAGCTTCTAAAGCTTCTTCTTGGTAATAGCGAGGAGTTATCATAGCTTTGTTACAGCGCCTTTTTTATTGGACACTTCATTAAATTTATCTATCACTGCTTCACCTAAATTAATTCCAGCAGCATGAGCTAGCAAATCAGCATAAATTATGACGTCTGCTAATTCTTTAGCTAACATTTCTTTCGTTATGTCAGTGTCACCACGAAATATTTTCTTGACTACATTACAAGCTTCTCCAGCTTCACCAGCCATAGCGCAAGCCCATTGTGCTAGCGTCCAATCGTGAGAAGGAAAAATTGCTTCCTGCTTACGATTAAAATTAGCTTCGCGAAGCTTTTCAAAAGTTAAATTGGCAACCATTGTGAACATCCTTGCGGAATGAAATCTTCAGGAATAGTACCCATAGCCATAGAGCAGTACCATTCCCCATTATCAACAGGAATAGCGTTGCGACACGAACGGCAATTCTTTTCCGGCTGTTCTCCTTTATGGCAGATGTTGCTTTGATGGCACCACTTACAATTAAAGAAAGCTGGATTGTCTGAAATACGATTAGGAGCTTCCTTAGCGAATATGATTTCTTCAGCTTTCTTTTCTAGCTGCTCTCCATAATTCCAATCTAGCTCAACAATTCTAATTGTAATGTCACTGTCATTTTTATTTTCAATCATATAGATGCAATATTTAATACCAGTTTTATAACCATACTGACATTCTTGCGCCCAATGCTTAGGCTTAGCTTTTGATAATGGTTCATCAGCTACTTTGGCGTATCCTGATCCGGTGTTGTTAGTCTTAAAGCTGAGCGATATAATGATATCTTCAAATAATTGATATCGTTCTGGAGCTTTACACATTCCGTCCAATGAGCCGCCATAGTGTCCTTTAGCTCCACTAATGCGGAACTGTTTACCGTTTTCATCAAATTCTTTAACTTCAAAACCAATTCCTTTCAAATAAGTAACAAATCTAGGCTCAGCAGAATGACCAACGTTAAATAAACGCATCATTCGTCCGTCAAATACTTCTCGTTTAGTCCATCTAAAGTCATACCATAATTTACGCCAACATTCTTCACCTAAGCCGGAAGCTCCCATATGCTTCCTATGACCTTGCTCATAATAGGTCGCGCAGAACTGATTAATATCATCAGTAATGATTTCTTCTAGTTTGTCGCGGTCAGTTGGATTTGAAAGGTCAATCAATTTCTTTAACCTCATAGCTAATAGCTTTAGTTATTACCCATTCGGAACTATATTTTTGTTTTTCTAAAGCTTGAAGTACAGTTCTAAAGCTAGTTGGCTGCCAGCCTTCGCAACCATTATTTTCCCACACTATGTAAGGGCCTTTAATATCTTCTGGACTAGACATTTTAATCCTATTGTGTGGGAATAAAAAGGACTGCTGTTAAGGGAACATAAACAGCAGTCCAAGTTGATACGGCCAATTATGTTAGTCTTATGCCGTAATTAGCGGGAACCCCAAGGTGGATTGGCAGCAGGGCCTTGAGTTCCACCGGGAGACCATGCGGTTGCTGGAGCTGTAGCGCCCGCT